CCTGATCCACCCGTTAAAACTTGTATGCTCTGCACCCCGCCAGAACCCGTGGTAATCGAGGCCACAGCTGTTGCCCGTGTACCGTTGGCATTGTTGGGGGAAGAAATAGTGACGTTGGGGGCAGACGTGTAGTTGATACCTGGGTTTGTGATGGCAATACTGCCCACAGAACCTACGGGAATCAAACTAACCCCATTCCAGTCATACAAACCTTTAGTGGGGTCTCCTACAAAAACGTCTGTATTTTGGTATTGAGAGAATGCAACACCAGAATTGGACAATGAGCCAGAGCCGACAATGGTCACAAAGTTGTTAGAACTGAGGTCATATGCCTCTAGCGCACCATTATCTTCTGCAGCCACTACATAATCATCATTGATGTTGGCAGAAAACAGGGTAACTACATTGTTGGTAAATACCACCGCATTTGCACCGTTGGTCACGTTGCTACTGGTGGGAATAATCCGCATATTGCCAGACCCCACAGGCATGGCGTTCTCTAACCAGGAGAACTCCTCCTTGTCGATAGCCGTGCGGTTGGCCTTGGTGTTGAGACCCTTGAAAGCCTTGATTACCTGGTAGGACTTCTTCTGTTCTGCGGAGGCCATGTTTAACCTCCACTACTGTATGGATCAGGAATCCTTCTTGTAAACGTGCTATTGAGGACGTTCAATATGTGTTTGTTGTACTCTTGTTTGAAGATTTCAGCCTCACCATAAGACTGCTCATAGAACTTGGCCTTGTATGCAGCATAGTATTGAACCGCAGTAGTGTACGGGTCAATGATGGTGTCCACCTGGTTAATGTTCGTGAGTGATAAAGCAGAGGGCAAAATGTTGGTATCTACCTCGATGTAGTAGAGTTGGTCTGGTATGGGGGCAATGTAGATGGCCTGTTGCCCGTACATAGAGAAACAGATGGGTCTGCCCACATAATTTTGCCAGTAGCGCAACTGGGCGGTGAAGTTGGACCAAGGCAGATAACGCAAAGGTATCCGACTATTGCCCCAATATAGGTTGATATTGACAACATCATAAACATTGATGCCCTGGGGCAACGCATTAAAAGGAAGAATCTCGCAATTACTCACATACTGCAGCATGGCAGTGCCATCTGCAAATGGAGTCGTGGGCGGGAATGGATTAGCACCATTAGGATAGATTGGTGCAGAGTTGCCTGATGTCCCACTCTGGGTGTAGACATAGTTGTAGATGTTGGAAAAGACGTACTGACCAGCTGTGACCGCGGTGTTGCCCGCCCAAATGGTAGGAGAAACACCAGCCGAGGTACTAGAGTTGTAAGCCAGGGGAGCTGTAGTAGTCTGCAAATTACGCAGACAACCCGTATCTCTAACGGTGCGTTCTCTCGCCTCGTTAATGTAAGTGGTTAGCTGGTTTTGCGTCCAGAAAACATTGTTAACGTCATGGAGCAAATTTTCAACTTGGCTGAGATAGTCGTTAAGCGTTGCCATTTGCTGTCCATGTTAGGCTACCTTCATTTGAGTCTTTTCCCCCGAACCCTTCTGGAGGGTTAGGGGTACTCGTCCAACAGCCGAGGGTAACGAGCTGTTTTTCCCTGGTCTTTCAGTTGTTATTTCAAACTGATCTAACTTTTTCAAACCTTCTGCCAGTTCGCTGTGCAGTTGTATCCACCCCCAGCGAACCAAGATATGCTCTCGATCATCAAGACCATACCCAAATAATTGCACAGCTGCCTCAATAGGCAACTCTACAGGAGTATTCTTTTTGAACTCGTAAGAACCCACAGCGAGCTGTGTGTCCCCACGGTTCGTAACAAACACGTTCATTAGAACTGTACAACGTCACCGTAAACTTGGAAGTTTACAGTGTTGCTATTACCAGAAACTGTGGTCACGTTCACATAAAGTGCAGATGTCAAGTTACCAGTAACTGAAGTTGTAGTGGAGTAAGGCGTTGCTATGGTCAAGTCTTGGTATCTGCCCGCTGCAGTGATGTTACTCAAAGCCACGTTAGCAACTATCGCATTGGATGCGTTGCCGTCATTGCTTGTTGTAATCGTCACATAAGCAGACGAAACAGACCCTGTAGGATTGTTAACAGTAATTCTGCGAGGAATCACTGCACCAGAACCTACTGCAGTCCCTGAGTTTGTGAGGCCACCAGTCAACAAAGGAATAGTGGCAACCGCATTACCCAAGGCTGCCATAGACACAACTGTAGCTTGACCAATACGACCGTATCCAAACGAATCCAGATAATACTGACTGACTGAATCGGGATTAGCCATTGTTCACTCCTTATGATGCGTTGTATGTACCAGACACAGCCTGTCCACCGTCAACAGTCAACAAAGTAACTGTAGCGTTGGTAACAGAAGAGTTGGCAAACACGTTAACACCGTCAGAAAAGATCATTCCACCAGTATTGTTAGCCAACACGGTTGAAACTGCTGTGATGTTGCCAGCTGTGTTAACTGCGCTGGTGGCCTGGATGGTCACGTTAGCAGTGGGAAACACAATGTAAACACCAGCGGGAACTACGTTACCAACAGTAGTGGCTGCAAGAGTTGTGATCTGAAAATACGCACCTGGGGTGTTCGCATTTGCATTTGCAAGGATAATTTTATTAAGAGCTAATGCCATTTCAAATTCTCCTTATAGCGACAAATAATTGTAGCCAGTGATCTTAGACATTGACTTGGGCTTGACAGACACCAACTCAGCAATCATAAGAACTGCACCGACATAACCGATTTGCCAGTTAGGTAGAGTGGACTCAAACCCTGTGAACACAAACGAACCTTGCTCGTGAATATAGAGCGACAAGTAGTTAGTGTTGAGGAAGTACACTGTGCCTTCTGGACAGTATGGGTCTGGATAGATTGGCACGCCAGCAACCATCAATGCACGGAATGCAGCTTGAGGGCCGTTATTGTCACCATCAAATCCTGAACCAGGAGTGATCACATATTGCTCTTGACCAACAAAGTCTTGAGCCAACAATGTCCAAGTACCAAATCCGCAAACACCGAAAGAGGGCATTTCTGCACCTTTTTTCACTGTACCAGAGATGTACTGGAGAATGTTTTGACGTGTGGGGTTTACGTTACCAGCTGCGTAAACCTTAGACTGCCACCAGGTGTAGGTGGAACGGTTGATGTTACCGTAAGTAGTCTGGTATGCAGCACCACCTGTACCATCATCCACAGCAGCGGGCAAACCAATGAACTGTTGATTGTTGGTAGTGTTGTTGTACAACGCCGTTGCCATTGCGTCCATCATGACGTTTGTTGCGTCATTCATACGGGCTTCAATCAACGGGATAATTGCAGCGTCTTGTTGAGCCACGCCTTCCATACCGAGGAACGGTACGGGAGAGATCATCAACTTGAGGTCAAATTCAGCGTTGTAAGCACCTTGTTGGACTGACGGCTGGGCAAAAGAGCCAGAGTAGTCAGACCATTGAGCGTTCACAAACTGTGCGCCCTGGACGGGAACAGTTACTGAAGAAACACCACCAGAGGCTTGTTGACTGTTGGCAATCAACGCAGCCATTAGTGGCGTAGAGTTATACAGTTGGACAACCAGTTTAGGAATGAACGCACGTCTTGTGACGTAGGTTAATTCTGTAAACTGACTTGACCCTGTTTGAGGCAGAATACCGCCACCAATAGCCATAGTTAGCTCCTTAAAGACGGGCATCTCTGCCCAAACAAATTACACCCTCTTTTACAAACCAATAGGACGTGTGGGTTTCCGCAAATCTGCGAAAGCACGCACGGCCTCTTGCTGTGCTGCACCTCTGGGGTCTTTCCAATACTTGCCAAGATCGAACTGGCGAATAGCACTGGGGTTGTACCCTGTTGGTGTTGGCACAGCTGCCTGTTTCATCCAGCGATAATGCTCTGCAGCCGTTTCATGGTCTGCAATGCGTTTCTCTAGCATTAACTTTTCAACTTCTGGCATCTCGTCTTCAGAAACCAAACCTTTTTTCACGACTTTACGTCTGATGCTTTCTAGGTTTTCCACCGCCTCTTTTTGCTGAAACTTGGCCTTGAGAGCCTCGTTTTCTGCACGCATTTGCTGAATAGCAGAATTGGTGTTGTCCTCAATGTCGAGTTCTGGCACATTTAAACCAGGACGAATTTTTTTCGTCAACCGCAATATATCCTTGCGTGTTTCTGGCGTGTCAGCGAGTTGCTGCATGAGGCCAGCCAACTCGTCTCGTTGTTCAAGTGACAGATTTTCTAAAGACATTTTGTTACCCTCTTACCGTGTTAGATTACTTTTTTGCCGTCAGCTGGTTTCTCAACTTTCATGCCTTGAAAACCAGTTTTTGTTGCGCCAGACAAGCCACCGAGTTGAGAATAACGAGGCGTGTTGATCACGACACCGTTTTTTTGATTGTTGTCTGTGGGTCTACGGGGAGTAGACGAACCTCTGGGTTTGAATAAGTCCATGATCGCTCCTTACATTGGGGGGGGCATACCACCGCCTGGGGGAGGTGGGGGGGGTGGAGGCATTCCACCACCAGGTGGTGTCATACCAGGAAGGGGTGCAGCTGCAAGTGCTTTACTCTCTGGAGTAGCACCGCCAGCTTGAGGTAAAGACTGTAGCATCTGGATAATTTCAGACTGCTGCAACTCGTTTGTTTTATTCTTGCGTGGACCAAGCACTTTGTTCAGCGTAGAGATGGCAGCCAGGATAGACTTGCCTTCTTCTGAGTCTGAACCGATAGAGGCCAAGGACTGCTCTAGCAAGTCTTGCGCCATGCCAAGGTTGATCATTGCTGCTTGTTTTGTCCCCATCTTGGGTTCAGGTGTGGACATGGGCGAACCCATAGGAGGTGTTTCTGCATCAGGCGGGGCAGACCCCATGCCAGCAGAGGTGGGCAATACAGGTGGAGGTGCGCCAGCTGACCGTGGGCCACCCATTAACTCCATCAATTTGTCTTGCGGAACACTCATAAATTCTCCTTGCCCTAGTTTGTAACCACTTACAAACTTTCTGTCAAGTGGGTGGGGGGTATTTAGCGACATACCCCCCAATGTCGGTTCATCCCAAGGGATTACTTACGCTTATGTTTACGAGCTTTACGCATGGCAATCTCCTGAACAAGCGGTTTCTCGATTAGGGGAGAAACCATACCCTCTTCCTTTGCAAAGAAGACTTATCTGCGTGTTTTACGACCACGTTTGTGAACTTTGTACATAACAACCTCCTGATTAAGTTCTGGCGTAAGACCGTTGAGTCCTACCTCCAGACGAGTTTTTAACACCAGTCTGACGGTATGTCAAACCAGGTCCTGTTGATTCCCGTTTCAGCGTTTCAGAGCTGACTCTGGGTTGATCTGCACGGGGTTGAGTTTGTGGACCGCCCACATTCTTTGTTGCCATGATTAACCTACCTTTTTGAGATCGGGTTTCTCTTTGTGAGATGGAGGAGCTGGGGGTTGCCCAGCTTTAGTAGCCTCCATTTTCTTGAGACGTGACTTCAACTCTTCTTTCATGGGTGGTTCAACCAGGTCAATCAATGACTCCTTGTCGATCACACCAGCCTTGAAGAGGTTGAAGGCCATCTGTCTGTTGTCTTCCATGAAGATGGGGGAGTTGCTGTGTGCATCCACCTTCACAGTAAAGTTACTGGTGAACTGCTCGGCAATAAACGTGTGGCCTTGAGTGTCTTTGAACCTTGTATCGTCATACTGCTGCATAGCTTTGAGGTAGAGAGTTGCCACTTTCTCCAGGCTATCCTCAATTACAAGTGCACGCTTTTTAGTTCTAGAAGAACCTAGACGAGCCAGTTGACTTGCATGACCCGCTGACCTCACCCCAGCTTCACCCTTGCCTGAGAGGACGTTGCCAATACCGCTGGCCTCCTCAAACATGGCATCTATCTCTCTGATTTCTGTGAATAGATCAGGTGGCATATTTGGGGCCATCTTCTCTACTTTTGCGTTGGGCATATCTGTAGACAGTAAACCACCCGCACGGTTCAACGCAAAGTTCTTTTCATCTAAGATACCCGTGAACCCGATCAAGGCCGTGGGTGGACTAACTTGTTTAGACAGCAAGTCTAGAATCTCAGTCATGCGTCTGTTACGCAGCTGCTGCAAGTAGACCAGGCGTTGTACTTCAGACGCACCCCAGTAGTAATCGTAAAGCGGGTTGGGGCATAGTTGGACAAATGGCAACTCACCCTTCATGAAGAGGGACTCACCTGGACGGTCATAAATGATCACGTCTGGATCAGCTTTTGTGACTACACGGTAGTCAGCAATGTCATCATCCCATATCCACAACTCGGTCATTTCAACCGTATCTTCTGACACCTCGGCTTTGTATCTGTTGCCCCCCGCCAAGTCTAGGTTGACGTTACCGTAGATGGTGGGGTTGGACTGGCTAATGATGATCCGCTCTAGCCCGTTTGCAATCTCTGTTCTTTCGTGAGGCATCGAGCCAACACGGTTCACAATTTCTTCCCGTCTAGGGTGCGAGTACAGGCGTGCATACAACTCAGACTTGGTGATGTAGTATTTCTGAACCAACGCCTCTTGTCGGTCTGTGTAGGTGATGTCTTCACGCAACACGCCCACACTGCCTGGTTCAACCATGTACGGGTGAATGCCGTTGTTCATGATGAGTTTGACGTAGGCCGTGCCGTAGACCAGTGACCAGGTAGTGGCGGTAGAGAACACCTGATCAGCGTTGGAGTTGAGCCACTCGTCATTGAGTGCTTTTGTGAGGACGGGCACTTTCTGGTGTTCGTTCTCAGGAATAGACGCACCTAAGTTAATGCTGAACCTGGTGGTTTCTGCTGAGTAGAGAAACGAGGTCAGCTGGTCTAGGTGTGGGAAGATTTTGTTGTAGAGGGCTGGGGCTTCATCAGGCCCATTGCCAAACAGATACCAGTTTCTGAGAGATGCGTAGTCAATCTTGCGAGAGCCTATAGAGACTTCACATTTGTAGATGATCTCCTTAAAGAACTCATCTCGATCTAGCGCATTCTTGGGTATCTTCATGTTTGTACTTTCAGACCCTCGTGATCAACCATTGTCCCAGCACCCGCCTTGGGTGGTGTGAATTGTCCTATATCTCTGGGCATAATGGAAACAGATTCGTCTTTGACGGCCTTAAATTGCCCGCCCATCACAGATTTAAGGTTGATATTACCACCATTGCCCCACATCACGCTATCCCCAGGCCGTGGTTCTTTCTTTTCTTCTGCCATGCGCTTGTTGTTGGCCTCCATAGCCTCTGTAGCCTGGGCAAATTCCTTGTCTGACAGCTTATTTTTGCGTTTTAAGTAGCCAGTTTGATGCTCACCCGCCCTTGTGGACTTGATGTCGGTCATGTCAAAGTCCATAGCCAGTTGTTTCAGGTTTTTATCTGTTTTTGTGGTTTTTGCGGACTTTATAGCCACTGGTTGCAAAAAAACCACCGATAAAGCAGCATTGCAGCCTTTGATCGGGCATTTGGCCTCTCTAGACTCAAATACACCGTGAGAATCGCAAAAATAGTCCTTTAAAACACCCATATTACCCCCTTTTTGACAAAATTTCGTTGAAATTGCTGTAATCATGCCTGTTTACAGCCCCTAGTTTGACCTTTGCTACCCCGTTGATCATTTCAATTTTGAGGTGCGGGACAAGTGGAATCTCTGGTTCTTTCCTGAAATCCACATATCTGTGCCCAGAATACTTACGCATAACCTTCACTCTACCTGTTTTCCAGATGGCATAGGCCCTATTAACTCTCTTTTGGGTGTATTCAGTCAAGGGTCTGGTCTCTCTGACAAACACTTCTTCCATGTGCAGCTTAGATAAACCCGCCAATTCCCCAAACAGTTCAATAGAAATGCCCCTGTCCTTGTCCTTAAAGAACAGTTTGATCTCTTTCATGAGCTGTTGTTTGCTAAGAGCGTGCGTCTTTTCCACCGTAGACTCCGATCATCTTTAAGTAGTTGGATACATTCTTGCCAACTGCAAGTTGTTCTGGCGTGTACTCGTCTTGTTTCAGAGACATCTCTTTTGACAGACGCATACCAATTAGCCTTGGCTGCACTTGTTCTGCCCACGCAATCGTTGCTAGAGCAGCTGCTATCACTCGGTCATCCTTGCCACGGCCTGGTGCGCCAATAAACCCGTTCTCTCGCACAATGCCCTTCATTTCTTCTAGCGTGTCCATGCTGAAGATGCCCATCATGCCCCGTTCAAAATAATCTTTCATGTAGGACAGCATCCGCTCTTTAGAACTGGAGCTGGTCACAAACCCAATGGAGGAGGAGAGTCCTCCCATGTTGTCCATGCGTCTCCAGATGTAGTTAGACATACTGCCCAGCACGTCCATCAAGCCTCGGCCTGTGTCACCTGTCATGGCAGCTGCCAGGCGTTTAAGGTTTCTTAGTTCGTTGATGACGGCTTGACCTGGGCCGTTGACTTCTAGGTTGAGCGTACTATTCTTGTATGCCCCCGCCAGATGAGCAATAACCCATGCGAATTGGTAGGTGTTGAGTTCTGAGGTTGCAAACTCTGCCACTTGATCAAGACCATCCGCATATACTCGAAACACCTGTATGCAGAATCTATCGGCCCAGTCTGATGAGCCATAGGCTGGATCAGCACCGATGACGTAGTAGGCTGAGTCAACTGGTTGTTGCCATATCCTAAGGGAAGCGAGACGGTCTGTTGATTGAAGGCACTCTGTATCTTGAAAGAGTTGCCCAAATGCGTATCTGTAACACTCATAGTCCAACCCCTTTGCATACTTGGCTGCGTCTGTGCAGCGACTGTTAGAAAAGAAACTCGTGCCAGTCATGACAAACGCATAGTCCTCTGTAGGCGGGAACTCTTGATACATAAGGGTCTCGTCCTTGATCCCCTCTGCCATCTTCCACCGCCACCAGGCCATCTGTCTGCTGTTGACCTCCACTCCGTACAACTTCTTGATTTCCCTGACCCACTCTTTCTCGTCAGACTTGAGTTTGCCATCCCAATACACTTTGTACTCTTTAGACTCAGCGTCCACGCTGTAGTATTCGTTTCTCCACCAGCCACAGAAGATCGCACGCTGGGTGCGTGCCTTCTTAGCCGTCTTGTACATATCGTGGAACATATTGAACCCTTGAGCTGTGGATTCAAAAAGATATAGACGTTCTGGGTTCTTCTCTGCGAGTGAGGCAATGAGAGAGGCTAGTCCTTCTTCATTTCCCCAGGATGCGGTCTCTGTACCATGTAAGTAAGTGATAGCCTTACCTTGGCCCAGTCGAGCTTTGTTTCCCGCAATCTGATAGAAAATACGACTTCTGTTCTTGAGGACCATTTGGTTGCGATTGTGGGCCACCAGCGGAATCTTGTACTCTTTGGGTAGACCCTCAATGTACATTCCCAATGTTGAGCGGAACATATCCCTGTTCTCCTCTGTATCTGCAACGAGTGTTCCTTGCCACCCAGGATGTGTGAACTGCCAATACAAATCCAATGCCAACGACACTGTGGTGATCCCCAACTGCCTTCCCTTGAGTATGACGAAAAAGTGGACATCTTCTTTTAACCCCTTATCAATCTCACCCATCACATACGATTGAGTCCCCAGGAGTTTGCCCATCTTCTTGAGACCCTCTTCCTTGGTCTCAATCTTGAGTTCAGCGCAGAACTTGTAGAACTGCTGGAGGTTGAAGTTCATAGCGGTGTTCTACAGGGGGTCATGTTGGTATGCTTAAACTCACCGCTGCGAATGCCCTTACAGACGTTGTAAAAGAGCCTGGCATTGTCAGGCATCCTACCCTGATACAAATGGAACACACCCCCCTCAAAATGCGTCCCAATGCCATACTTGCCGTAGGTATGTAAGTCCCACGCACCGCCTTCAGGTTCTTTAAAGTAATGTGTTGGATAAAGAGTCTTGTATTTGACCTTGTAAATCTCTGCAGCATAGCTGACGTTCTCGCCCACGTCACACGTCTCATTCTCGCAGAATGAGGGTCTGCCCATATCATCCCAGATGTCTCTGTGAATGGCAAAGAAGGCGGGGGCTGCATAGATATGTGAATAGGGTGCTATGTGATTACTCACCTGGGCAATGCCCACCATGCTCTTGTTGTTGAGGGCAAATGAGATAGCCTTGTCCACAATCTCTTTGTTGAGTGGCACGCAGTCAATATCCAGAAACAACTTCACCTCTGCCATGCTCGACATCATGATGTTGTCCATCCAAATCCCGTGGGGTATCTCTTGTTCTGTGTAGTTCACCGTCAAGCCTAAATGCTCACAGGTTTCTTTGTGAGCGTTGACAATGAGACGGTCTACATTAGGCCAGTGTAAGCAGTGAATCTGGGGTTGCATCATTTGTAAATCATCCTGGCTAGTTTATAAATCTCTACCGTCTTGTCTGTGACCATCATCATCTGTGAGTCAACGGGTGGCACTTCTCCTACCACCTTGTAGTGCTGCACTACTCTGGTACTGTAGTTCACTGTAGGCTTTAATGATCTGGCTACTCTGACATTATGAGCCTTCACGTTTGCCCACATATGACGGTCTCCTACCGCACAGTCAGCTCTACTCTTGAACATCCAGTTGCGTGCCAGGTGATGCGCTGTAGGCCCAAACAAATAACAATTAGTATCGTTAAAGTCATAGCCGTCTGACTCCTCGTCCACGCACATCCACGAGCCGTCTTCTCTGTAGAGGTTTCTAGGACAGGTCACCACGTCCACGTTGGCTTCCTTCATGACCCCCAACATTGTCTCTAGATGATTGGGTTCATACCAACAGTCTGCATCCAAAAAGGCAATGTAGTCGTACCCCTGTGCAGACGCTACCGCAGCCCCCACCCCTCTGGGTGTGTCTCCAAAATCCGCATTGTTGGGTAATGTGATGTGCTTGATCCAGGACAACTTCTCCACCACCTCATTAGGATAACCGTCTGCCACCATGAAGTGATACACATGATTGTGCGTCTGGTGACCCACACTCGTCATGCACTTACTCAACGTCTCTAAACTCTCTTTGTAATAAGGCGTGATCACTGCTATTTTGTTCATTCAGGTTTTCCCATTCTTTCGTCATCCCACCTGGCAATCTCTAGTCGCACTTCTTTGTTCTTGGCACAGCTGATCAACTCTTTGTAAAACAACTCCGAATATGTTTCACGCCACTCTTTTGCCAACTTCCTCTTGCTCGGTTTACTAATGCAAGCGAGGGCACGTTGCATTTCCTTCCTGAGTTTCACACGAGATGCGTACAACTGCTGTTGCATATCCTTCTGCAAATCCATACCCATATGCCTCTGCTACCAATTTATTCTTCTCTCTCTGCACCTGGACAAGACTCTCCCACAAGACACGACACCGTGCCCTCAGTTCGTCTTCTTCTTCCCAGAGCAGATTACCCAACGTCTTCCCCCATAAACCTCAGCAGCACCCTACAGGCCAGCCTGATGTCCTCCAGCTCCATGTAAGCCTCGCAGTCACTCATGGTGTCTTTCAACCTCCAAACCATGTACTGGTCCAACAGATCAGTTGCCGTGATCTTGTGGCTGCCCACCAGGGTGAACTCCTCGTGAGCCAATGCCTTTACCTTGCCACCATTCATTACGCTACCCTCCAGACGTGCAATGTGTTCCCGTTACTCTTACAAGTGAACTTGTACCCCAAGCGTTTACCAGCCCTGTAGTTGGCGTTGTATACCTTGTCCCGATATTCCACAGGCACAGCAAACGAGTCCCCCACGTCCATCTCCTCATAGGGGTAATCAAAGATTACTTTTGGACTAGGCATCTCTACACCTTTTACTATCTCTATTCTTTGCATACTCTACACCTCGTCAGATAACCCTGAGTATACATAAAAAAAGAGGCTATGCAAGTACACACTCACATAGCCTCAACCCCTAAGTGGCAACTGCGGGGAAAACACATAATTTTTTTGGGGTGGGCGAGAAGTGGGGGTCACACTTTCCACACCCCCAGTCCCCATGAAGTGACCGCTCACTTACATACAAAAATGTCAGTAAGCACTTACCAACTTACCCAAAAACACAATCCATTTGATACAACAGGCGTTATGTTAAGTTAATACGATGCGTACGACCACTTGCGTGGAGAACCCCAGCTGGTGGGGGAAGAGGCATCAGGAGACCCCTTTTGGGGGGTGAATTCACTACAGAGAACGAGTAGTGGTATCCACCCTTCTCCTGTTCTCCCCTACCTGTTAACTACCCTGTTAACTATATAGCCACACACCTTAATCTTCAACTAGATGTACGTCTCCCTATTAAATACATATTATACATAGGTAAAGACTATCGTCAATAATATACCACTTTCCACTTGACAACTCGTCACCTAATCATCAGAATTGATCCATCAACAACAAGGAGCTGCAGCATGATTAAGTACAAGACTTGGCAAGATGGCAATCACACCACTCAGCGATTTGCTAGGACGTTACAGGAGGCTTTCCCTGGTCATCTGGATTACACGATTTATGAACCCCACGACCTGTATGCGGTTGACGAGGATGACTCATTGATTTTAGCTATCGGGTTTGTATTTTCGATAGTTTTTATTGTTTGGGCTGTTTTCTGGTAAGTGATATTATTCGCACTACGGGGATAGACCACCAGTCCCTGGGTGCGGTAGGCATGACCAATCCCGATAAACGTACTGAACTCTGCTTGTATCTCCTGGGAGCATATTCCCTCGGGGTAGTGAAAACAGGGGTGTCCTTAATGGGACATAAGTTAGATAAACGAGAATGCCCATGCGAGAGCATGATTACCAGTAAAAAAGTTATCCACAGGGTACTTTTCTCTGGTGGTTTTCCTATTGGAAACAAGCACCCTAGCCTATGGTGTGTTTTTAAGTTTATTAGTTTTCCCCCTCTTAGACCCCCATGTAACCTTTAAAAGGCACACACATGATTGAACTTCTACAAAAGAGACGTGTACAGCTGGCTAAGTTGTACAAACAACAGGCCACTGGGGTGTTGTACACCAGGATAAATGAGGTTGATCTCTTGATCAAGAGATACAAACGCACACATAAGCAAGTGGACACATTGCCCACAGTTGCGCCCACAATCAACACGAACAAAAAGGAGGTTAAAGATTTACTTGCAGACTAATCATCTATATGTATAATCCACTTTGTGGCTAGTCCACATATTCCTAACTTTCCTTAAAAGGCACAAACATGAGTGATTTCTCTCCCGCAACACGCAACTCAGCCATGTGGTCTGGAGACTCCAGGCGCATCGCACAAGGCAAGGCCAACGAGGTCATCTTGACCAAGACAGGCCAAATGGAAATACCAGACTTGAGCAGCATCGAGGCGGTCCAGATGGGCCACGTCTTTGAACCTGTCATCGGTAGACTTGCATCTGAACGCTTAAAGGTAGAACTCCACAAGATTGAGGACGCACTCACGCATCCAAAAGAGGCTTGGCTGAAATCACATTTTGATTTTGTCGGTAAAGAAGATGGACAAACCATCCTGGTGGAATGCAAGAACTACAACGCAGCAGTCCGCAATAAGTTTGAACCAGGCTTGATCCCACCCGCAGACATGGCACAGTGCATCCACGAGGCACTGGTGTACGGTTGCGAGAAGGTTTACCTGGCAGTCCTTTTTGGTGGTCAAGAGCTGCAGCTGTTTCCCGTGCACGTCACAGAACAGATGAAAACAGAACTCCTGTGGCAACTGGCTGAAGTCTGGGCACGAGTACAGACAAATAGCCCATACCCCCCAGAAGATTTGGAACAAACTAAAGTGATGTTCCCAACGTCCACAGAAAGCCTTAAAACGGCCTCACAAAGCGTAGAAATGGCCTGTAGTACCCTAGCATCCATCAAAGATCAAATCAAGGTTCTGGAGGCACAGGAGGCACAGCTGCAGACCATGATTCAAGGTTATATGGAAGACAAGGGCACACTTGTCAGCATAGACAACAAGGTGCTGGCAACCTGGAAGAACGCAAAGGCATCCATGAAGTTTGATAGCAAACTCTTTCAGCAGTCCATGCCCGACATCTATGAGCAGTTCGTTAGACCCGTACCTGGCAGCAGAAGGTTCTTGGTGAAATCATGATGATGGACTTTAATCCTTACGAACACCCATTGTTTACCAAATATGGCAATGCAATAAAACCAGAAATCTGTGAGTGTTGTGGGGCTAAAGTGGTGGAGTACAAACACAACTTTAATGCAGCCTTGGCTAACTCTTTACACAAGATTTACGTTTTTAATAAACCTCTACCTCTATCAGAGCTGTCACTTTCTAGAAACCAGTGGACGAACTTTCAGAAGTTGCGCTACTGGGGTCTGGTCAACAAAGTCACAGATGATGAAGGCAAACGTATTAACTGCCTCTGGCAAGTCACCAAGAGAGGCGTAGACTTCATAGAAGGCCGTCTAAACATCACAAAGTATGTTTGGACATACAGAGGTGACACTACACGTTTTGAAGGCTCTGAGATACGTTTTAGAGACATTCATGAGAAACATTACAAACAACGCCCAGAGTACGCTCAAGAGGCACAACCACACATATTCTGATGAACAAAGTCTACCCCTTTCTACACCGCAATCCCACAAGTGGCCTGGTGACCCAGCATGATGGCATAGACACCCGTCTCTGGGTGGCAACACACATAGCAGCGGGCATGGTCTCCTATGCCTACTCTAAATTTGCAACTGTAGAAGAAATTGCAGCATCCTCGTTTGCACTCGCAGACGCACTCCTAACTTTTAATGAAAGCAAACCTAATGAGCAACAACTTAATACCCCTGAATGACATCCAGACAATGGCTGAAGTAGCAGCTGGTTCTAAGATGTTTGGGTTCAAGAACCCACAAGAGGCAATGGCAATCATGCTACTGTGCCAGGCAGAAGACTTACACCCCGCCATCGCCATGCGGGACTACCACGTCATCCAAGGCCATCCAGCCTTGAAAGCAGACGCAATGTTAGCCAGGTTTCAACAAGCGGGTGGTGCAGTTAATTGGAAGGTATACGAGGATGAGCAAGTCACGGGAATATTTAGCCATCCAGCGGGAGGCAGCCTTGAAGTCACATGGACACTCGCAAAGGCTAAACTCATCGGGATTGCGAGCAAAGATAATTGGAGGAACTACCCTCGTGCCATGCTTAGGGCACGGTGTGTTTCGGAAGGCATACGCAGCGTCTATCCAGGCTGCGTTGTCGGTGTCTACACGCCTGAAGAAGTACAGGATTTCTCACCTGTCAGACAAGAGCAGTCTGCTATACCACCGACTCCAGTTGAGATCATTAAAGAAGTGGTACAAGAGCAGCAGACCGCAGAATGGCCTCTATTTGTTCCAAACTTAGAAGAGGCACACAGTGCCCACCACTCTCCAGAAGAGTGGATAGAGGCTTATAGAGGGCTTGTAGAGCGCATCAACAGCTCTGCCAAGCTGAAGGTCCACGAGAAGACAGACAAGATCATGTCTCTCTATGTGGTCAACCAAATGGTCACAGACAAGTTCAGCAGCCACCAACGCATCTTACTCAGAAGTGCTATTGCCCAGGCTGGTGTAGACCCAGCAACTCACATCCCCCACAACGCAGAAACTATAGACATTTAAGGAGAAGACAATGCCATACGATAAGAAAATAAACGTAGGAGGTTATCCAGAACAACATGGCAAAGGTGTCATGTACTGGAATGAAGTCTCTGACCGTAAACATGAGATGTCACCAGACTACTCTGGTTATGTCCTCTTAGAGATGGACTATAAACGTGGCGAGAAGTTGTATCTGGGTGCGTGGAAGAAGGACACCTCTAGAGGTAACACTCTACTCAGCATTAAAGAAGACAACTGGCTAAAGAAGAAACGTCTGCAAGAACAGGGTATCAAGATGCAAGACCGTGAGGTGACTCCTGGTTACGCTAAAAAGGCTGCAGCAGCTGATGATGACGTGCCCTTCTGATGGCAACTAAGAAGATCAGCCCCACCCAGCGGTCTTTAGCCTACCTCAGAGAGCAAGGTTATCTAGTGTCTATAGTCGAGCATTGGAATCCATTTGCACGCATTAGACAGGACCTCTGGGGGTGGTGCGATCTGTTAGCCATTAAAGAGAATGAGGTGCTGGCGGTGCAAGTGACTGCCAGTGCAGTGTCCACCAGAATCAAAAAGATACAAGAAAGTGAGACCATCTCATGGGTGAGGAAAGCCAACATCAAGATACACGTCCACGGGTGGAGAAAGTCTTTGAAGACGGGCAAATATGTGCTGAGAATAGAAGACATCTCGTGAGGTTCAT